GCAACATTCAGGGGTTGCATGACACCTGTTCTCCGAACCACAGGGCGTACTGTGAGAAGTGGGGCTATGACTACAAGGCTGTTTACTTTGACTATGAGAACTACAACGGTGTAGTGATTGATGAGTTGAGGGATTTGTTAGAGGAATTGAAGGCGTATGACGTAGTGATGAGTGTTGGCATGGACACGTTGTTTATGAACCATGACATTAGGGTTAAGGATGTGTTTGAGCTTTGGGACAATGTTGTGGTGGCTAGGGAAGAAACGGGCTGGTGGCCTTTGAATAACGATGTGATGATTTATCGGTCTGGTCCGGCTAGAGGTGAGGTGTTAATAAACCGTATGATTAATGACTTTGACGTATGGAAACAATACCCGTGGCGACAGCAGACGCATTTATGGAACTTGATTCAAGAGGACAAGGTAATTAATAAGTTGGTGAGGTTGGTGCCAGCCAAGGAAATGAACCAACATCCAACACATTGGCAGCTTGGCGATTGGATAGTTCATTTCTACAACATGAGTCTTGAGGATAAGTTAGCCAATGCTAAGAATATGCTGGAGCTTTTCCCTGACGGCAAACCCGTATGGAAGCAAAAGATGGACGGCTTGCGTCCCGGCGTTATTTAAGGGGATGCCATGCTAGTTGAAAAGTCAGTGCCGTTACCTGAAGGCAAGAAGCGTTATCCGTATAAGGAAATGGATATTGGTGACAGCTTCTTTGTTGGGGAAGGAAAGTTGCAGGTGGTGTGTAACGCCAATTACAGGGCATCTAAACGGTTAGGGATGCAGTTCATAGCGAGGAAAGAAGTGGAGGGGGTAAGGGTATGGAGAACAGCGTAGAAGATTATGACAGTGGCGTATTGAAGTTTAACGTAGACATGACGGTCGATACATTCTTTGACCAATATATTTTCTGGCGGCTTAAAGACGTATTGAGGTATGAGGAAGACCCAAGTATTCGTCGTGCGTGCCATGAACTGATAGCCTATATGAAAACACCGGAGAGTAATGATGACTGAAGCAATAAACTACTTAATGCCTCTAGCAATGGAGGATGTGAAGAAAGCCTATATGGAAAAGGTCTACACGATGAGCCATGCAGAGCTGTTCCATGAACTAATGCGTGTCCATACTGAGTCGGCTAAGTTGCTGCGGGATGCTAACGATGAGACAGCAAGACTAAAAGATGCTCTTGGAAGATTCAGTACCCTTAACTGATAGGTACGCAGAAGAACTTCTGCTCTCCCGTACCATCTTAAAGAATGAGATGCTACGGGCTACTAAGGCTATTACCATTTTAGATAAGCGCAAGCTTTTGCAAACGTGGGAGAAAATGTACAAGCCTGAGATAGTTGAGGAGCTGCTACGTGTCGCTAAAGACAAGGATGCGCGGCACCGTATCGCTAACTGGAATCTAGAACAGTTCAGCACTGACCGACGAAAGTTTAAATGAAGTTCAATCTCAAACAGTTTTACGCCTTCTGCTCTGAGTTAAAGATTGAAACCAAAGAGCAAGGCTTACGTAATCTGGACAGTCTCCTCGGAACTCAGACCTATGTCATGGATGAGATTACTAGCGGCCTAGAGAACGGTATCCATTTCTTTGTCATCTTGAAAGGCCGTCAGCTCGGCATCACCACAATAAGCCTAGCCTTAGACCTTTACTGGCACTACATCAATGCGGGGTTAAATGGAACACTTGTTACAGACACAGAAGAAAACCGAGACATGTTCCGAGGAACGCTCGGCAGTTACATGGATGGTTTACCAAAAGAATTCAAGATACCCATACTTGCACACAATCGGAACTCTCTTTCCCTCAAAAATAGAAGTCGTATCTTTTATCAAGTCGCTGGGCTTAGAGCAAAAGGAAGTCTTGGTCGTGGCAAGGGCATTACATTCCTTCACGGAACAGAGACGTCTTCGTGGGGAGATGAAGAAGGTCTAGCCTCCTTGCTGGCGTCGTTAGCTGAAACCAATCCAAAGCGTCTCTACATATTCGAGTCCACTGCTCGCGGGTTCAATATGTTTCACGATATGTACGTGACCGCTAAGAGAGCGCGAACTCAAAAGGCAATCTTCTGCGGCTGGTGGCGCAATGAGTTCTATTCTGCAGCTCCAGAGACAGATGTGTACAAAGTCTATTGGGACGGCAAACTTACTCCTGAAGAAAAAGAGTGGACGCGAGATATTAAGAAGCTCTACAACGTAGAGATTAACTCGCGCCAGATGGCGTGGTGGCGTTGGAAAATGTTGGAAGGCATTAAGGACGATTCCTTGATGTATCAAGAGTTCCCGCCGACCGAAGACTATGCGTTCGTCATGACAGGCACATCGTTCTTTTCTAACGCACGGTGTACTGACGCCATGAAGATTGCAAAGAAGATTGACTGCGACCATTACCGTTACGCGATGGGTGTCAACTTCCAAGACACTGAGGTTATTAAATCAACTGAACGCCTGTCAACATTGAAGGTATGGGAGGAGCCCATTGATACGGCTTATTACGTTATCGGTGCAGACCCTGCTTATGGTTCTTCTGATTGGGCTGATAGGTTCTGCATACAAGTCTTCCGTTGCTACTCTGACGGAATGGAACAGGTGGCAGAGTTTGCGACCTCTGAACTTAATACGTACCAGTTTGCGTGGGTTATTTCGCATCTTGCTGGAGCCTACAAGAACTCGACGCTTAATCTTGAAGTTAATGGGCCGGGACAGGCTGTTCTAAATGAGATTAAGAACCTACGCCGTCAAGCTGCAAGCATGGGCAACGCTATGGGCAAGAGTTTGATGGACGTCTATGGCTCGATGTCAAATTACATCTGGCGGCGTAATGACACAATGGGTGGGTTATCTAACTCTCTAGGCTGGCTAACTACAGCAGCAACCAAAGAGCGAATGATGAACTACACCAAAGACTTGTTTGAACGCCAAATGCTAGACGTTTATTCCGTTGATACGATTGAGGAGATGAAGACCATCATTCGTGATGGCGCATCTATTGAGGCATCTGGTCGCAATAAAGATGACCGAGTAATGGCAATGGCCTTGGCGTGCGCCGCTTTCTCAGAACAAGTTCAGCCGCAACTTATCCAGCGCAAGCTCAGTCGCAAGGTTTCCAGAGAGTTAGAACAAAAGACACCTGAACAACTATCCGTCGGGAAAGGTGTATCCAATTATTTGAAAGCTATCGGCGTCTATGGAAACTAACGTCTTAACCAAGAAGGAACTAATGATGCAAATGCGTCGGTTCATCCGGGATAAAGAACGTGGCATCTCCATGAAACTCTTTGCCGACTTGTGTGGGGTCAACAAGGCTCACCTGCTAGACGTCTTTTGGTATCGTTCCGAACCCTTGACCGAATATATTCAGCGCAGAGTCGATAAAGGATACAAAGCATGGCAGCGAGGCGAGGTAGCTATTATGCAATTGCGTAACCGCAGCAAATACATTGAATACCGCAGGGAAGCTCAACCTAGAATACTACCCACTACTGTCCTACAAATGATTAATGGCAAGATAGGGATTAGATTAGGTATGAGGAATATAGACGATTATTCGCAACCACCATTATTTGAAGGGGATAACAATGGCAGTTCTACATGATTACAAATGCCCAAAGCACGGCTACTTTGAGAGCAGAAAGGGGCAATGCCCCATGAAAGACTGTTCCGAGGAGGTAGCAATAGTCTACTTGCAAGCTGTAGGTACCATGTCAGACGGCACAAAGAAGAACGACAAGACCATTAAGCAGTTAGCGATGGATTTTGATATGACAAACATCAAATCTACCCGTGAAGGCGAGAATCAGTCCGGTTTCTTTACCAGAAAGAACAAAACCTCTAAGAAGCAGCTTGAAAAGGAAGCAGCTATTGCATCTCAGCGTCCTAGAGAGCCAAGACCGGGGGATTCCGCTATTTGGGGCGGGGATAACCGTTATAGCTTGGGAAATGTAATAAAAGGCGGTGCTGTACGGTCAGTTATGGGAGAATCGGTCGGAATGAACCCAAGAGACGCTGGAAACTTGACAGGACCCAAGGCTGCGTCGTACATTGCCGACCATGAAAACCTACAAGTGAAGTCCTAAATGCGGATACCAACCAAAGACTTAGAGCGTGAGTTCTTCTACCGCGACTTAATCGAAAAGTGCATGGTGTCGTTGATTGAGCGCAAAAGTGACTATGCTTCTCTGCGTGCTTGGTTTTTGTTCGGTGCCGGACCCGATGAAAATCCTGCCCTGTTCAATAAGATTTATCCACACATTGACCAGCTAACATCATTCTTGTATTCCGCTGAGACAACACGCTTTTCTATTAACGTAGGCGCGTCAGTAGCCGGACAAGAACATACCAAGATTCCTAGACTGTCATCAGCGTTGAATGATGAGTGGTTAAATTCTAATTGCGACCAAGTATTCTCATCTGCCCTAACGTGGTCCTTGGTATTTAACTCAACCTTTATCAAACTTGTTGTCAACAACGGTATCCATCCCTACATGGTAGAGCCTAGCTCGATAGGCGTTCTACGTGAAGACGTTACTTACACTGACAGGCAAGAAGCAATAGTTCAAACCTATTACATTACGAAATCCGATTTATACAATCGATTGTATAGTCACCCTAAACGGGAAGAAATCGTAAAGAAGATACAAGTAGCAATGCACACCAAGACCGAAGATATGCCAGAGGGTCTTGACCGCCTTATCATCTCTCAGTCAAACCCAACTATCTTTGGTAACGTCAACTTAGACTTGTACGGCGCTAATCGTTACAAAGCCCGTGTTGCTGAAGACACCGTGAAGATGTATGAGTTGTGGATATGGAACGATGAGATTGAAGATTATCAAGTGGTCACAATGGCTGACCCTGACATTTTTATTTATGACCGTCCGGGTGCCTCAGTATTTTTAAAAGGCGAATTGCCATTTATTCAAATTTGCCCTAACCCGATGTTTGATTATTATTGGGGTCAAAGTGAAGTTGCCCGTCTAAACTTGCTGCAAGCTGTACGAAATAACCGAATGTCAGAGATATTGGACTTGTTATCCAAGCAAGTGTCTCCTCCAAAGGTGTTCTCTGGCTTTATGGGTATTACGGATGAGAAAGCCTTTGCGTTTAATCGTCCCGGCTCGTTTGTCTCCAGTGATATGCCAAATGCCAAGGTAGATTCAGTTGCACCAGAGATGCCATCGTCACTATTTGAGGTAATCCATGAAATTGATGCAATGTTTGCAGAAGCATCTGGAATATCAAGTGTTCTGTCTGGTCGTGGTGAGCAAGGTGTGCGCTCCGCTGGTCATGCTTCTCAGTTGGCCCGTCTTGGAAGTTCTCGCGCAAAGAAACGTGCCTTAATTGTTGAAGACAGCTTAGAAAAAGTAGCTACGTTGTACTTGAAGCTGATTCAAGCCTACGACAACACGCATTTTACGGATGAAGAAGGCAATAAGTTTATTGCTGAACAATTTACCAAAGATTTTGTCGTGAAAGTGGACGCTCACTCTAATAGCCCAATATTTACAGAAGATATGCGTCAGTTGGCGTTCAATCTGTTTAAAGCACAGGCTATTGACAAGGAATCTTTACTTGACTTGCTTGAGCCGCCAATGAAACAATTGTTAATAGATAAATTGAAGAAACGCGAAAAAACGCAAGCGCAACAACCGCAGCAAAAGCCCGAAGGCAAACCAGATTTAAAAGCAGTGGAGGGATAATGGCAACTAAACCGGATTACTCGCCAAAAGCAGACCAGCCGAGAGTACAGACTGGTCAATTAAAAAGGACTGAGGCTGCGCCATCCATGCAGTATCGGGTGTCTGGCATAAAGTCTTTTAACCCCCGTCAAGCAAGAAAGATGGGCCGTATGGGTGAACGATAGGAGTACATCATGTACAAAAAAATGAAGCGCGGTCGTAAGACCCGCCGTTAATTCCCGCAAGGGATGAGGTATGGCTGACTTCCTCTTTTAAGTTGGCCGCTGCTAATTGGAGAACTCACCATGGCACGCATGAAACGTAAAGGCCGTAAAGGTCGCAAGTAATTAGTCCCTTGTGGATTAAACCCAAGGGGGAGGGGAAATACTCCCCCACTTGACATTTGTTGATAGTCTGTTCTAATCGCGTCTAGATTGACGATAGAGGTTATTTATGAGCGTACCACCCGATAAGTTAATGGAATTGATTGGCAAGCAGCAAGGCAATCCTGCTGAAGCCCCATCTCCTGACACCACTGCAATGTCTGACCCGTCTACGTCTCCTATGTCGGCACCGATGTCTACGCCAGAACCAAAGATGGGGAATCGTGAAGGTGCGATGGTCAACATTGCAATGGCAATGGATTTGATTGAACAAGCCTTGCCAAATCTAGGTAGTGAATCTCCAGAAGGTCAAAAAGCATTAAACGCTATTCGTGCGTTAAGTGGTTTGATTGGCCCTCGCAAGCAAAAAACAAATGAACTCCAGCAATCTGAGATTATCCAGATGCTACAGAACTTGCCGCAAGCCGGTGGCGCAACTCCTGAAGGCCGTGCAATGTCGCAAGCTCCTATGGTCCCGAACCTCCCGCCAATGCCCGGAGCAGAACCTTCTCCGATGAGTATGCCCGGTGCTGGTGGTGGCGGTGCTTTACCCCAACCCACTCCAATGTAAGGAATTATCATGGACCTGTTTAAACCAAGAGGTGCCAATAGCCCTCGCCGCCCTACCGACAACAACCAGCAAAACGGTGTTGTAACGAACCCTCCCCGCTATGCAGATTTTGGTGGTCTTAATGCTGCTAACAAAATTGGTAGCAAAAATAAGATGGGTGTTCAAAAACCCGGTGACGGTAAAAAAGTAATCTAACGTAATTAGGGGATAAAAATGAGTCTTGAAGATATGTCTTTTGAGCAACGCGACCAAATGGCGTTGTTAATGGAAGAACTTTCACACAATCCAGCAACTAGAAAAGATGTTTTGCGTTTAACTAAGCAAATTAAACCAGACTTAGTTATTCCTGAACTAGATATTGAAAACTCAACTAAATCGTATGTTGATAAGCTAGAACAACGGCTTATGATGCGCGATGCAAAAGACAGAGAGCAAGATGCTGTACGCGACCTTGAAGCACGCCGTAACAAGTTAATGAAAAAAGGTTTTGTGCAGAACGAAGACGATATTCACGAAGTTGAAAAAATTATGCTTGAAAAAGGCATAACTAATCACGAATCGGCAGCGGAATACTGGCAGTGGATGAAACAATCCGCTACACCAACGCCTATAGGTTACAACCCGTCAGCCGTCAGTAAGTTCGATTTAGGTAAATACTACAAGAACCCTGTTGGTGCAGCTAGAGATGAAGCATCAAAAGCACTCCAAGAGTTGCGTCAAAATAAGCGACCCATTGGATTTTAATTTAGTAGGGGATAAAGTTTTTTAGGAGATAACCATGCCTATTGGTGGCGGTATCATTCCAGCAACAGGTAGTACGCAATATACCGAGTTGACTTACGTCACGCGGCGTGCGTTCATTCCGAAGCTGGTAGTTCAACTATATAATTCGACTCCGCTAATGGCGGCTCTGATTGCTAACTCGCAACAGGCTTCCGGTGGTGTTTCTTCCGTAACCGTTCCCGTTCAAGGCGCACAGTTTGTGAACGCACAATGGTCTGATTACTCTGGTTCGTTTAACCAGCCATCAGTCCAGCAAGGTGCTTTCAACGCTGAATTCGACTTGAAGCTGATGATTGCTCCAGTACCGTTCCTCGGTATGGAAGGCGCAGTTCAACAGGACGCTGCAATCATTCCTTTGATTGAAGCTCGTATGAACGATGCGACTAACGTGATGATGGATGCAATGGCAACCGCCTTGTACACCAACAGCACCAACACGCAACAGTTCACTGGCTTGCCAGCCGCTGTTTCTGCTTCTGGCACTTACGGCAATATTAGCCGTTCGGCGTTTACTTGGTGGCAGTCAAAGTCGTATACAGCCGGTAACGTAAACCCAACTCGTCAAAACATCCTGCAATACATTTCTGGTACCGTTAAAAACAGTGCTGAAGTGCCTTCGTTTGGTGTTTGCGGTTTTGGTACATGGACCCTGTTGGCTCAAGACTTTGTTGGTCAAGAGCAATACGTTATCACTCCGGGTTCCGGTTTTGACAGCGACTCCAACGGCCCCCAAGCAGCGTTTCGTGCTTTGATGGTTGCTGGCGTACCTATTTACCCTGACCCCTACTGTCCAGAAGGTACGGTTTACTTCCTGAACACTAACTACCTGTCGCTTTACATCCATGAGCAAGGTTCGTTCGTGTTTACTGGTTTTGAATCGACTCTACCTAACTGGCAGATTGGTTACGTTGGTGCTGTATTGATGATTGCTGAGTTGGTTTCAACTAAGCCTAAGTCAATGTCAGTGGTGTCGGGTTACAACTCTCTCAGCATATAAGGAGCTAACCATGTCACTAAGTACCAATAAAATCATCCTTTCGGGCGCAGCAACCAACACCGCTGGTGCCTATTTTCTGACCACTACTATTAGCGCAGTTAGTACGGGTAATGGCACAGTTATTCCGGCGGGTGTTTATTTGATGTTTCCAACAGCAAATACATCTATTTTGGCTTTCAACGGTACGGCAAATGCAACATTGATGGTAGCAAACACAGGCGGCGTCATTATTTCTGATGGCGTAAACGTGTATGCAAAATCAACTGGCACAGAAACTGTTACCTTGTTGGCGACAAATGGCGGTCAGAACGTCAGCAGCACTTACGTATCGTAAGGGGGCAACATGGCTAACGCTGATTCAGTCGGTCAACTATATCTTGACTCATTTGGTCAAGGGCGTATTGCCACTATTACAGCAACTAAGTTAAATACGACGGGCAATGCTGTTGTTGCCCTTCCTTTTCTTAGCGGTGGTTTGACAAAAGGAAATTCGACAACTACGTCCGGCGACGTAATCATCCGTAGAATTACGGTATGTAACCCGTCCGGTACCGCAGCTTCTGGAAATATTTCTATTTCGTCTACCTCTGATGGCGCAAATCTAATTACTGGAAATGTTGTGCTGGCTAGTATTAGCGGCGTAGTCACTTTCCAAGATATTGCGATAACTGGTGGTAATGTCCTTGTTTCTGGTTTTAACAGCCAAGCCTTGTTTGTCAACGTAAATACTGCCACTGGCAATGACAATACCGTTGATATTCGGGTGTATGGCGATGTTGTGAGCTTCTAATTATGCAAACCGTCTATGTGACAAACAAATGGGAAAAACCCATAACTTTTAGCTTTAACTACATACCTTACACATTTCCGGTGGGTGAGAGTGTAGAGGTGCCGCTGGAGGCTGTTTGTCACATATTCGGGCATAACGACCCTGATAAAGAACCGTATATGGCGCGGTTGGCTATGATTCAGACGAAGGCAGATATTCCTGCCGGATTAAAAATCCTTGAAAAGATTCTGATTACGGACCAGCCGCCAAAGAAAGTCCACTCGTTATCCCCGGTGGTTGAAAGAGTACCCCTGCCTTCTAAAGAGGCTGGGGGAAAAGTCAACGTAGCAGCTTAATATGGACCGTAAATGTCGCAGACACTGCAAAGCTACATTACTGCTGTCAGATACTTGTTGCACGATGCAAACGCAAACTTTTACACCAATAGTCAGCTAACTGACTACATCAACGGTGCTAGAGCGCGAGTTGTTCGTGACACAGGTTGTCTTCGCACGGTTCAAACAAGTCAAACACCTTGTACCCCTGTAGCTGGTGGAAGAAAACCTGTTATTTGGTCATCCGGTTTAGTTGTAACTGTGGGTGATTACGTATTTTCCAATATCTTTATTTATGCGGTAACTGTTGGTGGAACTTTGGGAGCAGCTCCCGATTATCCTTCTTCGTATGACATTTACCCGCCAAGCACACCGTTTACTAGCGGCACGGCTACTGTTCAGTACGCCGGTCCTTCAGAAATAATTAATTATTCTTGTTTGCCGTCTGGAGTTTTAACTTTGGACGTCATCAACATTAACCTCTATTGGGGAAATTCCAGAATACCTTTGCGGTATATGCCTTGGACAGACTTCAACGCACAATTGCGTTATTGGCAGAACCGAATCGGAACGCCGGTTGCTTTTAGTATTTACGGGCAATCTCAAATCTATATTGGACCCGTTCCTGACATAGCTTACACAATTGATTTAGATACGGTTCTCCTGCCAACAGATTTAGTAAATCTGTCTGATGCGGATAATATTAACGAACCTTTTTCTTCTCCAGTTAAGTTTTATGCTGCTTACCTTGCTAAATACTACGAACAATCGTTCGGTGAATCTGAGATTTATTTAGGTCAGTACAAACAGCAAATTCAAGCGGTTCAGGCATCCATTTACACTCGGAGACTGCCTGACCCTTACTCAAGAGCGTACTAAGTCATGGCTGCCGCAGAACAAAAAAAATCGTATGAAATTGTTAAAAACTTTCGTGGCGTAAACACGAAAGCTAACCGAACAGCTATTGGCGACGATGAATTCTTCTGGCTTGAGAACGCAATGCCGGTGGGATACGCCAACTTAAAGATTACTCCTACTTTTGATGCCGTTGGCAGTATTACGTTTTCAAATACGGTTGTTAATTTCTTTTCAGCCAATATTGGATTAGATGATTATTTAATAGCTTTTCAAAGTAACGGAAGCTGCGAATACGTCAATCTAACAACTAGTGTTAAAGCTACATTAGCTTCCGCTAACACATTTTCTACTAGCGGTATGAATGTCAGCCAATGGAAAAACGAACGATTATTGATTATTGACCCGACTAAAGGTTATTTTACTTGGGATGGAACAAACTTAATTTCTGTTGGTTCCGTGGGTTCTATTGGACTTGTTAGTGGAGGTTCAGGTTATACATCTGCTCCTTCTGTTGTTATATCAACACCAAATCAAACAAATGGAATCCAAGCAACAGCTATAGCTACTGTTGCAGCAAATGCTGTTTCATTTGTATCGTTATTAGAAGCTGGTTCTGGTTATACATCTTCTCCAACTATTACGTTTAATGGCGGCGGTGGTTCAGGAGCTAATGCGGTAGCGTCTATTATTACTTTTGCTCAAGGAACAGTTTCTGTTTTGGTCACTAATAGTGGTGTTGGTTTTACATCCAACCCTAACGTAGCTATTTCTGGTGGTGGTGGTACTAATGCGGCTGGTCAAGCTATTGTTAGCGGAAACATTGTGACGCAAGTCGTTATGACCAACAATGGAACTGGTTACACAAACAGCTCAAACATTACAGTATCTATTACTGGCGGCGGCGGTTCTAACGCTACGGCTAAAGCAATTATTAATACCGAAACTAATTCAGGTATTCAATCGTTTTCTGGACGGGTTTGGATTTCTAGCGGAAGAACTGTTTATTACTCAGCCGCTGGCTCATACAGTGACTTTGTAACTGTATCTGCGGGTACAGTAGTGCTTACTGACGCTACATTGCATGGAAACATTATTCAGCTATTGTCGGCTAATAACTTTTTGTATATTTTTGGTGACGATAGCATTAACGTGTTTTCTGATGTTCGAGTTACAACACTTGGAACCACTTTATTTACTAATACAAACGTCAGTGCATCAGTAGGAACCAAATTGGCTTATGCCATTTTCCCGTATTTTCGTTCTGTGTTGTTTATGAATGATTACGGTGTGTATGCGTTAGTTGGTTCAACCACTTCTAAAATATCAGATTCGTTGGATGGAGTATTTCCCAATATAGATTTTGCAGCGGGAAATGTTAATGGCGGTCAGGTTCTTTTAAATAACATTTTGTGTGCTGCGTTTAATTTTAAATATACAGGCGGTTTAGGAACATCAAGCAGTTCAAGATACATACAAGCCATATTTTTTGAAAAGAAATGGTTTTTTACTAGCGCAGGAAACAATCTACAGTTTGTTGTTTCTGTGCCGGTAGGCGGCAAGATTACGTTGTACGGAACTGACGGAACATCGTGCATAAAGATGTATGCAAACACAACTGCAAGTGTTAGTAGCTATGTTCAAACATCTTTAAATCCTATGAAAGACCCAATTCGGACAAAACAGGCTTTAAAGGTTGGTATTGAAGCTACATTGATTAATTCTTCATCTATTAGCGTTTCTGTTGATTCTGAAACTGGTTCTAGTCCTGTTGTAGATTTGGGTCAAACAGCAAATTGGATAAATAATTTTTCTAGCATTATTCCTTGGATTAACAATAGTTCAACAGTAATTAATTGGACTACTGGTTCTACAGGGTATACGTTGTACAAAACAGATGCCAAGCAGTATGGCAAATACTTAGGGATGACCGTGACATCAACCAATGCTGGCGTTGTGTACAACGGTTTTGAATATGAACATGAATTGAGAGTGAGGTTCTAAAATGGCTGTCCCATTTACTTTTGCTACGGCAACTACGTCTATTCCACTGTCTCAGTTGGATAATAACTTTTCTACGGTTACTACACTTGGCAACACATCCGTTGTTTTAGGTAACACGGTAACAAGCGTTGGTAATTTAACCGTTACTAATGGCACGTACACAAACTATACCGAGTCTGTTGTAAATATTGGTACGGTAACAACCACCAATACTTTGTCACTAACTAACGGTACAGTTCAAATAGTTACATTAACGGCAGCTAATACGTGTACGTTTACGATGCCAACAGCAACCGCTGGTAAGTCGTTTGTTTTAATTGTTACTGGTGCTGCTACTGCTAATGCTACGTTTACTGGTGTTAAGTTTGCTGCTAATACAGCACCAACAATTACTACTACAGGCAATAAAGACATTTTAAGTTTTATTGCTGACGGTACTAGCTGGTACGGAAACTATTCGCAGAATTACAACTAAGAGGTTGCAATGTTTTCCTTTTCAAAAATTACACAAGCAAGGTCTAGTGCTGCTGGAGGTGGAGCTGCTCCATCAAACGTAAGTTACCTCGTTGTTGCTGGCGGTGGCGGCGGTGCGGGTAGTCAAGCCGGTCAGGCAAGTGGCGGCGGCGGCGGTGCGGGTGGTTACAGAGA